TCGATATGTACGATGAAAGGAAGCGGCCAATTCCTCCCTGGGCATTTTAGGAGCGGTGATGTTGAAAACGACGGCAAGGACATATCAACCCATCTGGGTTAAGGGTGAGCAGGCTGGGAATCCTTTTCAAAGGCCCTGTGAGGAACGATACGAGCCTATAAGAGATCTCGCTAAGAAGTTCAATCGACCCTTTTCCGTTCTTGACATAGGGTCCAATTACGCCTATTTCGACATGCGGTTACAGTACGATTTCGACTGTTGTACCGTCATGGTGGATAGGAAGTTCATTGCTGACGTATTGAGGTTGAATGATGCCTGGGGGCGTTCGGTTGTTATTCAGAAGCATCTATCAGCGGCTACACTTGAAGCTCTCTCGAAGTCTGAGCATTTCGATATTGTTCTGGGTCTTGCTGTATTACATCACTTTGATGACCCTGTACGAGCTTACAAGGCAATTAGAAACCTAGGCTGGTGGTCGATATTTGAGATTCCAGGGAAGGGGGATATTGGGGCGGCTAATCCTGGGAAGCACAAGATCATTCAAGAGTGTTTCGACATGGAGCCTGATGGTTACTTCCCCTCCCATGTGTCAGATTCTAAAAGACCCTGGTACATTTTGGAGAATGAGCCGAGCATCTTTGAACAGAGCATGGATTCGGGGGATAGGGATGCCCCTGTTTACAACGAATATCACATAGAGTGTGATTTCGATAAGTCTCTTTTCAAGAAATGGGACATTTCAGATCAAAGGTACATTGAGGAACGGGATTTCATCCCCGGAATGAACCTTTGGAACTTCATGCGATTGGATGGTATGTGGCCCTCTCAAGAGATCATTCAAGAGGCCACTAAAGAATACCAATCCCATCCCGACTTCCACCCCTGGAACTTCATTGTGGGGAATGGGATTCATCCTATTGACATGGATGATTCTAAGGAATGGAAGAGCTAAAAAAGCTCATCCAAATCTACTCAAACTACCTCAAGAGGGGCTTGATAGAGGATGAGATAGAATGGCTTGTAGAAAGTCCTCGTAGGGTTAAAATCTTCGAGTGGATGGTGAGGAGGAGCGCGAATGAAAGCCCTCATAACGGGTTGTGGCGGTCAGGACGGCCACTATCTCACAGAACACCTTAAAAACATCGGTTATAAGGTCTATGGGGGGTATAGAAGGTCATCTCAGATGGATCTTCCTGATGTAGAGCCTGTTTTGGTCGAAATGACCGAATTTGAGACTCTGAGAAGGGCGATAAAGAGCGTAAAACCGGATGAAATCTATAACTTAGCGGCCCAATCCCATGTAGGAGAGTCTTTTGGATGCCCTGAATACACGAGCGACGTTAACTATCTTGGAGTTCTCAGGCTGCTTGAGCTTCTTAGAGAGACTAAAATTCGCTTATATCAGGCTTCGACATCCGAAATGTTCGGAGGCGGAATTGGACTTGATGAACAAAGCCCTTTCTCGCCTCGATCACCCTACGCTGTCGCTAAACTTGGAGCGCACAACCTATGTGGTGTTTACCGCCGAGGATACGGAGTCAGAGTCTCCTGTGGGATTCTCTTCAACCACGAGTCTCCATTAAGGGGTAAAGAGTTCGTTACTCGCAAGATAACGTATAACGCTTCAAGAAAACAGAAATTCACTCTCGCGAACGTTGATTCGGTGAGAGATTGGGGGCACGCGGCAGATTATGTGCGCGCGATGCACCTTATGTTACAGTCGGAGCCGGACGATTTCGTAATCGCTACAGGCGAAAGCCACACTATCCAAGAATTTATTGATGAGGTTGAGGCTTTAGGCGCTCAAGTCGATTACGAGATCGTTCCCTCTACAAAACGTCCGTGGGATGTCACGGAGCTCGAGGGGAATCCGACTAAGGCGAGGGAGCAACTTGGTTGGGTTCCCCTTTATAGCTTCAAGGATCTCGTAAAGGATATGTGGTATGGGGAGAGAGACGGTTGAATCAAAAGAGATTGCATCTCTTCTCAAATACGGGGTTAATAGAAAGCTAGTAGACATCGGGGCCAGATTATCTGGTTCAAACGCAGCCCATCTCATTGACGAATACGGATTCTCAGCCGTATTAGTCGATATGAGAGAGAAGGCTGTCGATGGTTTGAGAAAGAAATACCCAGAAGGTGACATCCGTTGCCTTCAAGTCACTCCAGACAATGCCAATGATCTAGTATCGGAAGATACTGGGGTTCTATTGATTGACATTGATGGGAATGACTATTGGGTGTGGAAGGCTATCAAGGCAACTCCCCAGATTGTTGTTATAGAAGCTGGGCAGAAGAAACGATTACCCAGTGAAGATTGGGTTGCTCCCTATGATGATGAGAGCAAGAAAAGGTTAGACGGAACCGCCGATAACCCCATGATTGAGCTAGGAAAAGAGAAGGGCTACACATTCTACAAGAAGATCAGCGTCAATTTGATATTTCTAAGAAACGATTTGTATGAAGTTGTAAATGACAAACATGCTTGAATCTAATGAGTACGAGTGTGAGGGGTGTTTTGGCATTACTTCCAATCCAATTGACGGAATATGGTTTGAGATTGTCGATCATCCAGAATGTGGCAAATCTTGGATATGTCCAGAATGTGTTCCATTATATTACAAATGGAATGGCGCTGGTTCTGGTCTGACATTGCCTGAATATGTGCATAAGTCAAGATTAAATTGAAGCCGTACATTCCTCAGCCTAGGCAGTTACTTCTACATTCGGCAAAAGCACAAGAGATACTATACGGCGGTCAGGCGGGTGGAGGGAAGTCTTATGGTGGCAGATGGGATGTCATCGACTTCTGCCTAAACCTCCCTGGGCTTTTCGGGGCCATATTCAGAAAGACTCTCCCCATGTTGGAGGAGAATCACATAACCTTCATCCGTGAAGAGTTAGAGATACTAAGCTCTCTTTACGGAATCAGGGTTGGCTCGTATAACGAAACGAGAAAGCGAGTCGAGTTTGTCAACGGTTCCTTTATCCGATTCAAGCATCTTGAGTACGATAAGGACGTAAACGACATTCAGGGTTGGGAGTTGAATTATCCCTATGTCGATGAGGGCGCTCAAATGACGCCCTACCAATTAGGATACATCAAGTCTCGTATCCGTCTTGGTAATAAGTTGGACAGATGGAAGGCGATGGCGAAGCAAGAACCTAAGATGCTTCCCTACATTGAGAGACTTCCGAGATTCTTGATTACTTCCAACCCAGGTGGTCCCGCGCATCACTGGTTGAAAGAGAACTTCATCGACCCTGCTCCACCTGAACAGCAGTTCGAGATAGAGAGCAAGAGGGGGAATAAGAGGACTAGAATTTTTATTCCAGCCTCTATGAGAGACAATTCCTATCTCGATGACAATTACGAGGATCAGTTCGATGAGTTACCGGAATGGCAGCAGAAGCAACTCCGTGACGGAGATTGGAATGTGGTCCCTGGGGCGTTCTTTGACAGTTGGTCGCCTGAGAACGTTATCCGCCCCTTCAAAGTTCCTTCTCACTGGACTCGTCTATGGGGAATGGACTGGGGTTTCGCCACGCCATTTTGGATTGGAGAGTTCGTCGTATCCGACGGAAAGCCCGTTGAGGATCTCGAGGGAAACGAAATCACCTATCCTGAAGAGTGTTTGATTCTAGTTTGGGAATGGTATGGACGAGAATCAGGGAATAAAGGACTTCGGATGGATGCAGGGATGGTCGCGCAAGAAATACAGTTGCGTGGACAGCCTGACATCGCAGTTGCAGACGAATCCATGTGGAATCACCACGACTCCGGCCCTTCGCCCGCTGAAAAGATGGCAAATAACGGGGTTTACTTCTCTCGAGCTGACCGAGAGCGAATCTTAGGTTGGCAGGAAATGTACTTTAGGATCAAGACGAATATGTTGTTGTCATTTGACACTTGTAGGGAGTTCATTAGAACTGTACCTACTGTCCAGCATGACGACAAGAAACCGGAAGATGTGGATAAGAAGGGTGAGGACCACCCTTGTGATGGAACGAGATACGTGTGTATGGCAAGACCGTTCAAGTCTGTTAAGAAGGAAAAGAAGCCTGATTGGTGGACTCAAACGCAGATGCCTACATTTGACGAGATTATGAAGTCTAGGGAGCCTTCTACGGCCTGGAGTCCTGAGATTATTTAATGGAAGTAAAAGAATTCTGGCGACAATATGACGCTGCTAGAAAGGAACAGGAGAAGTGGGAGAAGCGGGCAGAGAAGGTAATCAAGAGGTATAGACTTGATGACCAGACTGAGAAATCACAACCCTCGTTCAATATTCTTTGGGCCAACACAGCGGTTATGCAGCCGTCGTTGTTCTCTCAGGTGCCTAAGCCGGATATACGGCGACGATATCGAGACGACGATCCTCTCGCAAAACAGGGCGCAAAGCTACTCGAGAGAGGGCTGGAATTCCTTATGGACGACGGAGATTTCTCCTCGTTCGGTTATGCTTCTGTCATGGACTTCCTATTACCTGGAAGGTCTGTCCCAAAGATTCGTTACGTCCCGTTATTTTCTCGTGTTAGAAAAGCCGTTGAGTTGGATAGGCGGGTTGTTCTATCGCCTCTTGGGGAGGAGATTGGAGAGCAGTTCTACCGAGACGATGAGGAAGTCGATCCAACTCAGATAAGGTTTCAGGAAGGAACCGCCTATTTAGACGAAGAGATAGAGGAAGTAGTCGATGAGCATGTAGTCATCGAAAGGTGGCCTTGGAACAACTTCATCCATCAGAAAGCTAAACGATGGGAAGATGTTCAGTGGGTTGACTATATCTCCTATCTCGACAAACAGGAACTCAAGAAACAGTTTGGCTCTAAGGCGGAAGATATCAAGCTGACTGTGGATGCTTGTGGAAGTGAGGGAGCGAAGGATAACGACTTCAAACCTACCCATGCGGAAGTGCATGAGATATGGTTTATAAAGACTAGGAAGGTCTTTATCGGGGTAAAAGGCCGCGAGGAATGGCTAAAAGAAGGAGGTGATCCACTAAGACTCTCTGGGTTCTTCCCCATGCCCAGACCGTTAATGGCAGTCAATACTAATGACTCATTAACGCCCATCCCTCCATTCACCCTATATCAGCATCAGGCTAATGAGTTAGACCTGATAACGCGACGTATTAGTGTTCTCATGCGGGCATTGAAGGTCGCCGGTTTGTATGCTGGTAATGAAAAGGAGACTCTTAGAAAGCTATTCGAGTCCGACGAGAACCAGATGATTGCTGTCGCTGATTGGGCTTCCATTCAAGGCGCAGGTGGTCTTAAAAACCTCGTTGACTGGCTTCCTATCGAACAGGTAGGAAAGGTTCTAACGGCTCTATTCCAAGAGCGTGACGCCATTATCCAGCAGATCTTTGAGCTGACTGGAATTGCAGATATCGAGAGGGGTTCTACCGATCCCAGGGAGACTCGTGGCGCACAGGTTATTAAAGCCCAGTTTGCTTCTCGTAGAACGTTAACGCCCAAACAAGAGGTAGAGAGGTACTTTAGAGACTGTCTACGAATTGCCGCCGAAATCATGGC